GACATAAAGCCTTTGGTAGCTGCACCAGCGCCACGCATTTTGATGCCAGTTGTTTTGATTGGCTCATTACCAGCAGATTTGCTTTCAGCACCAACGCTAACGTCTAACGTATCTAGCTTGCTACGGTTAGGTTCTTTACCGGGATTAGCGGAGGCGCTTACAGCTTTGCCAGACATGGTGTGTGGCTTGGCATAGACTTTGGCATCGCCAACTTCTTTGCCCATCATCTTTTTGCTAAATGTAGCCATAATTAGCCTCGCTTTTGGTTGTTTGCACGGGCTAAGTTACGGCCAACCTTGCGCATTTCCATGCCTGTAACGCCAGCAGTCTTCTTGCCGCCCATGATTTCTTTTTGAACAGGGCCACTATTACCAAAGTTTTTACCTTCGGTTTTGCCCTTTTTAGCAATGCCATCGGCTGATCGTGTATATGCCATGTTTAAACTCCTTAAGATACCGTTACTGTACCAATATATGTCCGAATTACCAAGTTATTTGGTGTCAGACCATCATCAAAATTACTGGCTCCCCCAACAGGACTCCAGCCCCACTGAATGTCTCGTGAACCACCGGACAAATTACCACTTGTGTTTACACCAGAGGTTACATATGTTGTATCTCTGCGTGGGTTACGCAAAGCTTGTGGATCATCTACAGGGAATGTTCCAAGCATTAACTGCGGTTGATCTGGATCCCAGCATTCACCGCAAACCAACAATTGATATTTTCTCTGCTTAATAATCTCAGTCTTAAGTCTCTTCAACAAAAACTGCTGTCCACAACGATCACATTCAGCAATCGCTTTCTTGCCGGATGCAAACCTTTGTCCCATTAGGATCCACCAATATACATCTGACGGGGCACAAACCGTGAAGGAGCCTTTTCTCGGTCTTCGCCTGCGGCTATCTCAAAAGTCTCGTCATACATTTGCTTAAGCATTTGAATGCGAGGCATTAAATCAGGGGTTTTGACAGCAATGTGATACGCCAAACCGGCTACCAAACACGGTAGGAATCGGAAGTTCATGTCAGCGGTTTCTACACCATTGCCAGCATCTTGAACTCTGCGCAGTCTCCAGTACACAAATTGGTATGGAGTGCTGTTGTCTGGCGTAGGCCACAAAGTAACCGCAGGCAATTGAGGAACATACACCGCAGTACCACTTGTATGGGAAGCTGCTGTCGTGTTGTTTTGGCCTCTAAATACGTTGCCTAGTACATTACCAGTGATGTACCCATAATAAACGTCCTCAGAATCAAGGCGAAGGAAGCCTGAGCCTGCTAAACCAACTACCGAGTTAAGCGTGATCGTGGTGTCTGTGGAGGTGATGGCTCCAGACAACGTTGAAGACGTTGGGTTAACTTGACCAGACAAGCGTTGAATCCAAACTTGGATTGGCCTAGCTTGCTGTATTTTGTTTGGAATGGTTGCGTAAGTAGAAACACTAATACGCGAGATGGTCAGGTCAGCTTGTGTTGAAGCTGTATTTGACCCTGTACGGATTACATGTTCTAACAAATCAATGGTATCTGTTGGTAGTGCGTAGGTGTTTAAACCCGGAGTTAGGTTAATAAAACCCTGCTCCATAGTCCACATGTTGATGCCTTTGGACTGCCACTCTATGGTCATTAGATTCATTGATCTGCGTGCTGTACGCAAGTCATAACCTGAACGCATTTCCCGGCCAGCCCTCTCCCACGCTTCCTCGGCAATCTCCGTGAAGTCCATATTGAAAAGGGTTGAGCCGGTAGTGGTCATTTTTTAGCAGTCTTTGCAGATTGGACAAAAGCGTCAGCAGTAGGAGCGCCTTTAGAACCGGGCTTACGCATTTTTTCTTTAGAGCCAGCGGCTATACGTTTTTTCTTGGCGTTAATGTTGGCATACAAGCCAACAGGCCCACCTTCAGCATACTGCGTAAAGTCGGTATCATCCCGTCGGGCTTTTTTTACAGCCTTTGGCATTTTAGAAGGGAGCATGTCACCCATGCCACGGCTTGCCATCATTTTTTGTACATCCCGCCACCACACATGGCAACCATTGTGCCTTTGGTTTTGCCTTTACTGGCAATTCCATCTGCACGACGTGAGGCTGAAGAGACTGAACCGCCACGCTTCATGCCCATGCCGGAGCCTGCAAAGTCAACGGTGTTGCCACCACGGTCTTTGCCCGCCATAGCAGAACGAATACGTTCTCCAACAGGGCGCATATCAGTTGCACCGCTACCTGCTCTTGCACGTTCACGGCTCATTTTTGCGCGTTCAGCCAAAGACATTTTGGTTTCATCAGTTTCTTCGGCTGCTTTACGGGCTTCTGATTTAGGCGCAGCTTTAGGAGCAGATTTACGCATAAGCTTTGGAGTAGCCTTTACTGTTTCAGAAGTACCAGCAGCACCACGTTTCATTGAATCCGCAATATCTTGGGATTCTTCAGACATGTTTGCTGCCTGCATTGCGTCTATTTCACCGCCATCGTCATAACGTCTTTTCATGTTTAACTCCTTAGCAAGCGCCGCCGCCCATCATTTTAATCTGAGTACCTTTGGTTTTGCCACGTTGAGCGCAACCATCAGCAGCACGGGTATATCCACCCGAAGCAAGCTTCAAGGATGTTCCCTTGCCGCCTTTGTGTTCTTGAGCATCGTGTTGTTTAAACGCTTTTTTAATCATGGCAACATCTTGTTTTTTGTCCATTGCCATGTCTTCTTTCATGTCGCTCTTAGCCATAGTTCCACCTTTTGAGAATTTACGGCCTTTATCAGCCGATGAGAAATCTTTACCCACTGACATGGGCACTCCTGCTTTCTTGGCAAACGCTGGATTATGAGCCACCGCTTCCATGAAATTATGTTGTTTTTTACTTGTGCTTGGCATTACCGCATCCTTCCGCGAGTTTTACCACGTTGAGCTATACCGTCAGCACGACGAGATGCTTTGCTTACTGTAGATTTTGCCGCAGATTTAACTTTACCGCCACGTTTCATTGCGGTTGTGCTCAAACCTTCGGTATCGTAATATTTTCCGCCGGAGTCATAGTCACTAGATCCAGAATCTGCTGATGCAAAACTACGATCTTCTTCAGGAATCTCTTCCCGATCTTTTAAATAATCTTTGCCAACATCTTTAGCAAGACCTTTTGCAAATCCTTTTGGATTAACCACAGCTTCAGCCGTTCCGGGGGCCGCACCTAAAGCCTCATTAACTGATGGCGCAAAAGCTTTAATAGCAGTACCAATTGGATCTAAAGCCGCCAATCCTACTTTAACTAACGGATTGTCTTGTATACCAAGTTGGTTAGCACCATATTGCGCTCCCATTTGTACAAGCTTATTCATAGTCACTCAACCTTTTTGAATAAGTTGGTCAATTTTTGCTTCAAGCTTATTAAAGCGTTGGTCAATGTGGTTTGTAATTCTGTCAATTTCTGCTTGAGTAACGTTATCACGAGCAACCTCCTCACGGGTTTTGTTCAACAGGATCGTGACACGAGCCAGTTCCCTGAACTTTTCATTCATCATGTAGCCAATCAATCCCAATACTAAGGTTAAGACTGCTGACCATGCGGTGTTTAAATCTAACATTTCCACCTCGCAAGTGAAGCCGCCTTGCGGGTGGGTTTACCCTTTTCATCTTTCATTGGCCCGGGCATTCCCGACATCCGAGCACAGAATGAATCTTTACGTGCACCACCTTGTGGTTGGGGAGCTTTTAAATGACTACCTGTAGCGGCATTGTATTTAGCTCTACCCTTAGCAGTTAAGCCAGCACCTTTTGATACGGGTAATTTTTCACCACGACCAATAGCTAGTGACGGGCTTTTTTTCTTTGTTGCCATTACGCCACCTTTAATTTTGACTGATGAATGTTTTCTAACATGGGCATCACAACTTCCTCTCGGAAATTTCGTTCAAATCGTTCTTGTCCAACGTGAGGTAAGCTAATGTCAACATCGATATAAACAGTGAAACCCATTTCAGTAGCTCGATCACAGAACAAATAATCTTCGCCAACATACTTACCGTCCTTGATAGCAAAGTCAAAAACAGCCGACATCTGTTCGCCGGGGCATTTTTCATACATCCACTCTGGATGTGCGTTTACCAATGTCTCAATCACATGACGCTGGATCAACATAAATCCAGTAGGCGCACGTTCTAAACGCATTAACGAACCATCAAACTCTAGGTCGCCATTGGCATCAAAATATACATCCGCAAAGAACTTAGCGTCTTTGGCTCTGCGTGGATATGCACCAGCAGTGATATCTTTACCGCCGCTTTGGGCTAACAAACGTAGGATGTCATCGGCGTTAACAATTAGATCGGCATCAATAAACAGAAGCTCTGTGCAGTCTGTCTTTAAGAATTCGTGTACTAAGGCATTACGAGCCATAGTAATGATTGAGCAATTAGACAAATCAGACAACGTGACGGACACACCAAAACTCATTGCTTTGGGCATTAACTGCGCCAGTGCAAATGCGGTCTTGATATTTAGCTTACCGTCATAAGCAGGAATGCCTATGAACAGCTTACGCCCCATCAATGTCGCCTGTTTTGTTTCAGCCATAATAAATATTGCAAGCCGCTACGTTGGACAAATAAGCATAAATGCCATTTACTGCTAACACACCATCATCTGCAATAACTGGAGAATTGTTAAATACATCTGTGGCAGATGTGTCATAACTTAACAACCATTTGCTTGAAAATACCATTGCCGCACCAGCAGTAATTGACCCAGAGTTAATGTCTGTTAGGGTAAATGTGCTTGAGTTTGTAACGGTGACTATGTAGTTTCCGTTAGTAGCTGTACCGCCTGTACCTGCCGCAAAATCAACGCCAATGTTTTGCCCAGTTGTTAAACCATGAGCAGATAATGTAACGGTAATAGTTGTACCAGAGCGACCATAGGTTGCTGTAGTTACGGGCGCAGTAGTTGTATCAAACAGCGCAACAAAACCAGCGGATGATGTGCCTGTAAAAGATATGCCTTTAATGCGATTTCTTCCAAGAACCAAGAATCCACTACCGTTTAAGTGTGCTTGTTGTACATTGGTCTGATTCATAATTAATCTCCTTGTAAATGGGGGCCGAAGCCTCTACGATAAAAACAAATTGCTGGGTATACGCTTTGATTTAGAGTTTCCTCCGTCAAAGAATTGACCATCAATTTCAATGAAGCGGCTAAAGTGCGGCAAATAAACTAAAAAAACATCACATGGAATTTTTACATTTTTTGATGCCGCACCACTTGCCTTAGAAATAGACCAGCTATTGGGGTCGCTTTTGTCTTTAAGACCAGCTAATTTAACGTTGACGCGAAAAAATAAACCATCCTTTTCCGCCACAAAATCATAGCCGTCGTTACGAACAAGCGGGACACAGATACGAAACCCCTTTGCGGCGTAATGCGTATATCCCAGCAACTCAACAACTTCCCATTTCATATATTCCTTTATCGCAAAAGAAGCCCCCTAGATCAATTAAGCAGAAGCAGGAGACTGCTTCTGCTTAATTGATCTAGGGGGCTTCTTTTGCGATAAAGGAATATATGAAATGGGAAG